TTTACGAATCTTATCCATGTTTCGGTACAGGGTCTGAGTGTTTCCAATAATGATAGGCTTATCTAGCTCAAACTTTCCGCTACCTATAATTCCTGGCTCAAACCCGTACACCTTCTTTACTTCTTTAGCCCATTGGTTTCTGAGTGCCACAGTATGAGTAACAATAAGAGTCTTTAGCCCTAGTTTTCCTGCTATGGCCAACCCCGTGAAGGTTTTACCCCAACTAACCCAAGCATTGATGATTGCATTATCTTCTATCTCGTCATATACTGCTTGCTGACTCTCCCGAAGCTCGAACTTGAACTCAGGAAAGTCTGCCTCTATGTGCAGACGCTTATCTACAATCTCATAATCTTCTGGAATCAAGTCTGTTCGCCCGATAGGAATTGTAATCAACCCCTTTCGAATAATCCCCATGTTTTTAATAACCTGAGGAGGCTCTTCTGGACTCCAAGAAGGTATCTTATAAGTTAGTTCTTTATCTATAGATTGCTGTAATTCAGGAGTGCAATCCATAAATATTCTGTTACTCAATACTGCCTTCATAAGCCCAAGTCTGTTTTTGCTATAATATATTTCTTAACGAAGTCGCTTCTTACTATATCGCTGGCTTCGAAATCAATTAAAGTAAATTCACCCATAGCCTTCAGTACGCGAATAAACTCTGTTAAACCATTTTTATCTAAGTCAGCCTGTCTGAAGTCTCCACAGAATATAACTCTACATCCAGTACCCATTCTAGTGATAATGGAGTCGAGTTCGTGGAAGGACATATTCTGACATTCATCAATTAGAACTACTGCATCTCGAAGAGTTACACCACGAATAAAAGAAGTAGTCATAAAGTGGACTAATCCTTTTTGCTTTAATATTTCGTAAGCATCTCCTCGCTGAAAAAGCTCAATACAGATATCTTTGTACGGCTCTTCATAGACTGAGGACTTCTCTTTCTCATTGCCAGGAAGAAAGCCAATGTCTCTAGTAGGTACGGCACTTCTAATAATTACTAAGCTAGCATACTCATTCTTTAGTATATCGTCAAAGGCGAGATACGATGAAATGAAAGTTTTACCAGTTCCTGCGACCCCGTGTAAGACTAAATGCTTATCAGATTCGAAGGCTTTTAACTGGTTCTTAGTTAATGGTTCAATCTCACTCAGCTGTAAGTTAGCTGCTGCTATTAATCTATTTCGTTTTGCCATTTATATTTTTCTCCGAGTATTCTTCTTGAAGTCTTCCGAGTACTCGTATAACTCCCAAGGGAGTCCATGAAGGTGTAAGATACCTGCCCAAAGCATCCCATCCTGCGGAGGTCTTGGCACAGTAAAAGGAGAGCTAGAGCCTTGGACATATACTAGGGCAGCTACTTCTTTTCTCACTATCTTCTTGATTTTAAGATATTTCAAGGAAGCCATTTCAGTCTTTTGGTATATAAATGGAACACCAGCAGAGTCTATAAATGTATTCCGAGACTGCTTTAAGATACCTACAAAACTACTTACTGATCTGTTCAATTTCTTCACAGTGAAAGGACTTTGTAGTCTTCGTATGCCTAGAGTAGCTCCGGGCATATTCTTATCATCTATAATTTCTTTGTCGAGAAACATTAGCCCGTCCACGGTAGTCCAATTACTATTAGGTAGTATGAATACTGGAAAGGTTATCTTAGTAATAGTTTTGTAGGTGATTATCACAGATACTCGCCGTACTTATCCATGAACTTGCCCATCGAATAATCTTCACCAATATCAAAGTCACAGCCTACTGGAGCACCTGGTATGTAGATGCCTCGATCCATTTGGATAAAATGCTGTAGTTTTTCTTGATATAGTTCAACTTCTTCTTCTGGGACTTCTGCAAGAATAGAGTCATGTACAAGTGCAAAGATTTTAGCCTTCATACCATTTGCTCGAATAAATGATTCCATATCAATGCCGCCTAACAAGTTAATGTCAGAGGCAGCAGACTGTACCAGAAAGTTTAGACCAGACCTAATAGTGTGGCTCTTAATACCTTTATCGGTAGATGCCACGTTAGGAAGCCTACGCTTTCTGCCAAAGAAACTGTATATAAAGCCGTTCTGCTCGATATACTTTTCATTGTGGTTAATCCAAGTCTTTAGCTTGTGGAAACTGCGGAAGTAGTCATCAATAACTTCTTGTGCTTCTTGTCGGCTAAAGAATGCTCCTGAACTCTTTGTAACTTCTTGACTAATCTTGTTAGCTCCAGCACCATACATAATACCGAAGGTAACAGCCTTAGCAGCCTGACGCTCAACTGAGTGCAACTCTGCAACATCTTCCACAGGACATGCTAGACGGAATACTGTCTTTGCAATCGTACTGTGAAAGTTACCGCCAGAGCGGAATACTTCCATGAGAGCCTTATCTTCTGCAAGCACAGCAGCGACATAAACCTCTGCTGTTGTTAAGTCCATTGCAACAATCTTATGCCCTGGACTAGCTTTGATACAGCCCTTGACAATCGGATTATCACGAGGCAGTTGCTGCATATTGAGCTTGCCGCTCGAACTCAGCCGACCTGATGTAGTGCCATGCAGGTTAAAACCTGTACGCAGATGACTATCCTTATCTAGCTGAGGAATAATCTTATCTAGGTAAGTGTTCTTGATTTTAGACTTCTGGCGAATGTCTAGAATTAGTCCGGGTACTTCGGATTGCTGTGAGAGCTCCCCAAGGACTTCCGCATCTGTTGAGTTGGCCCCTGTACCAGTTTTCTTTCCTGTAGGTTGTAGTCCCAGAAAGTCGAATAAGAGAGTGCGAAGCTGAACAGTACTGTTAGGGTTAAAAGGTTTTTCATTGATTTTCTCAAACCTAGCGATAGCAGGATTTTCGTACAGAGTACCTACTGCAGCATCAATATCGTCCTGCATTAGATTTTGAGCTACTAGCAGTCGCTTCTTATCGAAAGGTACGCCATTATCTTGAACATTCAACAAGAAACGAGTGCCAGGAATAAGAATATTATCATATACCCAACACAACTTCTTGTTTTCTTTAATCTTCTTAAACTTCTCGTACACTAGAAATGTAACTAGAGAGTCCATTGCAGCGTAAGTCTTCATAACATCAAATGGAATTGCGCCCCACTGAAAGTCACTTTTTAGTGTGCCAGTAGACTTACGATACTGGTCTATCCAGTCGTACATTGGCTGCTCGTAGTCTCCATAGGGAGTATACTTCATGGCAAGCTGCTTCAAGCCGTGAGTTCCAGGGTTCTCGTCAATAAGGTAGTGCAGTAGCATTGTATCTTCAATCTGTGGAAACTTGAAGTTAAAATGATACTCAAAGAACGCTAAGTCGAACTTAGCATTGTGAAAGATTACAGTCTTCTTGTTAAATAGTTCCTGCAAGAGTGCTTCTGTAGTGTCATCAAAGCAGTCTGTATCAATGTATGCACCTGTCTCTCCATCATAAGACAGAGAAAGACCTAGCATATAACCATCGCGAGGATACAGACCAGTAGTCTCTGAGTCGAGAGCTACATGAGTATAGTCATAGTCGATAGCTGCTTGAATGTACGCATTTGCTTCGGCAGTGTCTTGAATACCGAAAGCAATACTCTCATCTACAAAGGTTTCTTCTTTGTTTCCAGCGATGAAGTCAATAATACTCTGCTTGGAATCTTCCCAAGTCTTACGAGCTTCTGGTTTAAATGCAAGCATGGCAGGGTTGATGACAGGCAAAAACTTCTGCTCAACAACTTTGCCAGAGTATTCTGTAACTGAATTAATTTTTGTAAAGTATTTCAAAGCATCACTGCCTACTAGAATGATCCAGTCATACAGGCTGATATCAATATCTATGTCACAGTCTCGCTTGAGAACTTTCTTAATTGTAGGATTTGAACAGAGTTGAAACTGATCAAAGTCAAAAGCTCCATCGAACTCTTGAACAAAATTTGTCTTACTAGGTTTCGTCTCTATTAATGCGACGTTAGGCATATAGTTTTCTCGCTAATTTAATTACTCTGGTTTCTGATAACTCACCTGGGTCAGTGTCTGCTAGGTGAATATTTCTTGTAGTGAGACCAACTTTCTCACACATATCGATTACTGTCTTTGCTGCTTTTTGTCCTGCTTCATCTCCATCAAAGAATACATCTACGCCTTCCGCTCCTTGCATCTTGAGAATCTGAAACTTTTCCTCACTTACATTGTTTGTTCCGAAAGAACACACTGCGTTTGTTAATCCTTTATCATGTAAGTTTAACATATCATAGATGCCTTCTACAAGTATTATTTTACCATTCCTAGCATTTACTCTAGGAAAGAATGGTAGTTTTGCCTTGTGAGGGCTAATTTTGTACTTTGGCATACCGTTAGAGGTATGACGTCCGTTGAAGGCTACAATATTTCCAGTAATATCTCGAATTGGAAATACAATGCGACCTATGTAATCTGGGTCGTGATGCTGAAATGCTTCGAACTTAGTGTAAGTCTCTGGTTTGATACCCCGCCAATCCCCGCTATAAGGTTCTGCACCTTTAGGCATCGAAAGTCCAACACACTCTACCATCTTTTGATTAATCTTTCTTTTTAGTAAATCTTTTGTCATCTGTAGCTGATTTACTTTTTCTTGGTATAGAAAGAATACATTACCTTTGTACGCACAAGAAAAGCAGTTGAATATACCAGTTACTTGGTCTATTCGCATACTAGGGTTAGAATCATCATGCTCAGGATTTAAGCAGCTTACGATGAGGTCTTTACCCTTCATCGTAAAAGGTATTTCCTTCTTAGCTAATAATTCTTCTACTGTCAATTATAACTCTCCACATGGGTTCCGTATGATTCTTTTTCTGCTCTTCCTAGCCCTAGTAGAACTCGTGCTTCGTCTCGAACTTCGGCACTTACTGCGTGTCCAAATTTTTCAGGGTCTACCAGGCTCTTAATAAACCTATATACATCCTCTGACATCATTGGTTTTATCCTCATTACTTTCCAATATCCTCTATATTAGCTTGACTTATTACTTGATATGCACCTTTGTTATATGCAGGCGCTAATGTGTACTTGCTAGAAATTTCTGCTTTGTACGAGTTGTCTTGTTTAGTAGTGTCGCAGGCTTGACTTAGCACTGATTTATACTCTTTAGTTTCTCTACGGTAAACAGTAGAAGCAGGGGCATAAGGTATGAACTTAGCTTTTTGTTTTTTAGGTTTTGGGGTAAGTTTTTTGCGACTACGAGAGAGAGGTCGATAGCTAGTATCTGTGTAAACCATCATAAAGAAAAACTCCTGCTATTTATTTAATATGTATATTATACTAAAAAATAACAGGAGTGTCAAGAAATATTTTAGAGGTCGTCTATATTCTCATCTGTTTTAAGCTCAGATTCTTCTTTCTCTTTTGGAGATAGCGAAGAGGCTGGGCCAATCTTTAGGGAGTCCCACTCCATTGTAGAGGTGAAGGAGTCCATAGAGTTGTTACGCATCTTAACACAGTTGAATGTAATACATCCATCCTCTGGTGACCAAGTTTCTAGTGCATAAGCTGCATCAGCCGCATCTAGAATACCTTTTGCAAACCTGGCTTCACCTGTAGCATCTGTTTGGTAAGGAGAGAAGATTGGAACCTCAAATTCTTGAGCCATGGCCTTCAAAGCCTTACTAACTTCTATCTGTTCAGTCCAGTCATATTGACCGCCTCGTGAAGGCAGTGCTGAGCGTTTTACTTGATTGATATAGTCAACAATGACTACACCTACATTGAGCGCTTTGACTTTCTTATCTAATTCCGCTCTGATTTTGGATATAGTCAGAGATGGATCGTAAATAACATCTAACTGCTGAGTCGGGAGAAGCTCGCAAGTAGTTGTAAGATTACGATGGAATTTTTCGAAGTCTCTATGCTCTCTGTATTCTTTCAAACGCTCTTCACCGTTCTGGAAGCGGTTAGCCCACCATCCAGCAACCTTTTCCCACTCTGTAACATTAAGGTTTTTCAACTTTAATCTAGAGAATGGTATCCCCGTTGCGATTGAAGCACAACGTTGAAGAATTTGGCGGCTATCCATCTCAATAGTGAAATAGAGAGCTGACTTGCCTGAATTAAATACATTATTAGCTAGGTTAGAACAGGTTATAGATTTACCCGCCCCACGACGACCGCCTACAAGAATGAGATCTCTAGGAGAGAACTTAATCTTATCGTCGTAGTCAGCATTTAGACCTAAGGGCAGGTACTTGCTTACTTCTTCATCAGGATCGAAGAGAGGAATATATTGCATATTCTCTTCTGGGTCTTGAAGCTCTACTTTTTGTTCTACATCAAGTACGATCTGGTGAAGATGTGCAAGAGACTCATCCGCGTCTTCAAAAGCCACAGACTGATCTATATAGGTTTCAAGAGACCCTAGAATTTCTTTCTGAGCATACTCATTTTTTAGGTACTCCAACAGGTGTAGAGGCTCTGCCTCTACTTCTACGCTTTCAATAGCGTAGAGCCTGTCACGAGTAGCACCATCACGAATCTCATAGCGAAGATCATCAAATGTAGGAACTTGATGAAACTTCTCGCAATGAGATTCGATAACCTTGTAAAGTGTATTATACTCTGTAGGTAAGTAATGCTTACGCAGACGGCTCCAAGTCTCGAAGTCTTGCAGAGCAATGACTTGCTTGATTAAAGCACTTGCGATATTCAATCTAAGGTCTCCCGAACCTAAAAACAAATGCTAACCAGGATTAGTTAGCATTTGGACAAACTATGATTACTGTGCGGCTTTAGCGGCTTTCGCAGCGCCGTCGTAGTCAGCAGCAGTGATGCCACGACGAGTAAGCATAGTTTTAACACCACGAACAGTCTTGCCAACCGCTTCTGCGATCTGCTCTACTGTAAGGTCTGCAATGTTGTCGATAGAGGCCAATGGATCCTCTTTCGCTGCAGACTTGGTGGTTTCCTGGCGTGGGATAGCATCGATAGCGCCAGAACGGAGAAGGCTAAGAGCCTTGCCACGAACAGAGCTTACGGAGCGATCCATTGCATCAGCGATAGCTTCTACAAATGCGCCAGACTTAACAAGACTAATAAACTCTGCTTCTTCAGCGTCCGAGTAAGTCTTAACAGACTCGACCTTAGGAGCAGGCTTAATGTGGCCTGTCAGTTCCATAGACAGAATCTTTCCTTGAATCTGCTTAGGAGAGAATGCGCCATTTTCGAAGTACTGAGAGACTTCAGCGTAAGTGTAGCTGCCGCTGTTGTCTTCTACGAAAGTAGCGAGTGTTGCTTCTTGATCTGCTGAGAAGGCTTTACCTGCTGCAGCTGATGCGAGCTCTACTTCGAAGCCCATCTTACGGAGCTTGCTAGATACTGAGCGAGAAGATGTTTCAAGCTGCTCTGCAGCGCCTGCTACAGTTGCTTGTGATACGGGAGACTCATCACCGACATAGGTAGTGAGTTCAGTTGTGCGTTCGTCATTCCACTTAGGGACTGCCATTATATATTCTCCAAAATAAAAGTTTTAAGGTTAGTAACTATTTCTACGCCAGATTCTCTGGCTTTTTGAGTTTTTAACGATTCTACACCACTTTCGTTTACTAGAATCGTTACATCTTTTGTTAAACTGCTTTTGACTGTATATCCCAAGTCTTCCAGAGTACTAGCTGCTTCGGTTTTCGTTTTGTAACTATTTAATTTGCCTGAGATACAAACTGTACCTTTGGTTGCAACATTAACATTACTACTAGCCTTGCTAAACTTAAAACTAAAGGGGAGATACCCATCATAGTAGGAATAGAAGTCCCTATGTAGCCAGGAAATAAGACTCTCAGTAGCTTTCTGACCTAGTCCTGCTCTTTTGCAGCTATCGTCGTCTATGTCGCTTATTGAGTTGCAGACTTTTGATAATTTTTCTGCGGCAGTTTTACCGATCAGAGGAATACTAAAAGCTGGCAAAAGAGTCTCAAGACCTACTTTCTTAGAGTTTTCTATCTCTAGTAACAGTTTGTGTCCTAACTTCTCGGAAGAGAGCTTCTCACATAAATCACTTAATTCGAGCGAATAAATATCCTCCAAGCTAGTAAGACCTAGCTTAGTGATAGACGCAGGACCAAGTCCTTTAATCTTTAGTGTTTTTGCGAAATGCTCCAACTTCTTTGTTGATTGTGAATCACAGGCTTCGTTCCTACAGTAAAGTAGATGGTTAGACCATTCAAGTGACGATTTGCACGAAGGGCAATGTGTCGGGGCTTGAATTTCTGTCATTCGGGTTCTTCCTCAAAGTTGAAAAGATATTATACGGAAAACTAAGGTAAAAGTCAAGAATTATTTTTTTACAGGTTAACAACTTTCTTAACTATTCTCGGAATGATCTCACCAGAGCGAATAACCTCCACCTTACATCCTAATTCCAAGTCCAATTCCCGTATGTATTCAATGTTGTGCAGAGTTGCTCGGGATACTACTGCATCTCCAATCTCTATAGGCTCTAGAATAGCTACAGGACTTACGACCCCGCTTTTACCTACTTGCCATACAACATCTAGGAGTGTTGTTATTACTCCTTCCTTCTGCTCTTTGAGAGCAAAAGCTCCGCGAGGATGATGTGCTGTGTAGCCCATCTTCTCGAAGTTTTTATAGCTATCCAATCTGTATACTATTCCGTCAGTTGGATACTCATCAGCATTAAACTTATGTACAGTATTAAACTGTTGTACTTGTAGAGAGTTCAGTGCCATTGCCCAGGATGAAAATACGTGGTTTCCTTGGATGTCATAGGCTACAAACGTTAGAGGGCGTTTCTTAAATTCTTCGATATCTTTCAGATTCAATGACCCCGCTGCGACGTTACGAGCATTCGTAACGGAAGACGGGCATACTACTTCTCCAGTAATTTGTACGGTACCTGGTTGCATAATTTCATTAGGTACTAGAAGCCGTACTTTGTCTGTAATATCTTGACCTTTGTTACCATCTCCACGAGTTAGTGCCATAGCAAGCTGTCCTTCTACATAGAGTATAGAGATTGCTGCTCCGTCTAACTTAGGGGTAGAAATGTACCCGTCTAAATCAGGAGCATCATTAATATCGAAATACTTCTGTAAAGAGTACATTTTATAGCGGTGAGGAATCCCACCAGAAATAGTGTGTCCAACTACATTATAGGAATACGCTTGAGCTAATCTATCAAACTCTTCGTCTGAGATGATTGGCTCACCCTTATAATAAGCAGCACTAGCGGTATCTAAAAATTCTTTCAAAGGCTTCTCCAAATTTATATGTATATTATATAAAATTTATAGGGTAGAAGTCAAGAATTATTTGTAGATATCCTGAATTAGTTCTTTGAAGTTTTCCTCTATGATCTCTTTTGATTCTGCTAGGGATAATATCTCTGTCAGTCCTATAAACATTTCTTTTGAATTGGAAAAGTCAATAGGCATAGAGATACCCTCTGGAGTGGGTCGCCACTCTTCAAAGAAATCTAGGTAATACTTTCTAAGGCTTAAATATTCAACCCCACGAAAGTTGCTTACAGTTAAACGAATCTGAACTTCTTTATCAGAGTCGTAATGTATAATCCTTTCGTAGAGTTCCGGTGCTTGATATAAGTCCATTCTACCTTCCGTTTTTTAGTACAGAAGCTAGAGGAACTACACTGGTAACAGTGGAGGGCTTTAGAAGTCTATAAGAGTCAGTATCCCAACAGAACATTAACAAAGTAGTTTTATCTTCCTTGGCTCTGCTATTCTTTGACTTTATATAAGGCGTAGAAAAATCTAAAGTACAAACATTATACTTTAGCTTATTCGAGTTCTCACTTCTATATGTTATAACGGCATCGCCATAGTCTTGCACTAGGTTAGCCAGGTCTTCTTTTTTCACACTTTCTCCTTCGATTGCAGGTTAGCAAACTTTTTTGCAGTACTGACCTCATTGGTGAAAGGTTTAGGTACAAAAAAACACCGGGGAGCGGGGGACTCCCTGGTGTTCACCAAGTGGTTTATTACTTGGATTTAGGCATTGATAGCGGCAATTACACCAGCAAAATACTGGGCAGCTTTGCCTGTCAACTTATCAACAATATCATTGTCAATTTCTTGACCCGCATCAGTGAGTGCGGCTATCAAGGACTCCTGAGCGGCTACTTTTGATACTCGCGTACCACCAGTACTGCCTCCAGAAGATTTACTTGAAGCTGCAGGAGTCTTCTTAACATAAACACCAGCTTTAGTCAGAATCATACGAACACCATTAGGTGATTCTTCGTACTCGTCTGCTAAGTCTTTAACGATTTCCATCGAGTTTTCAGGTGTTGGGTTGGCTTCTTCATACGCTTCAATTACTGCTGCTTTCTTATCATCGTCCCATGCCACGATTTTTTACTCCTTGTTTCAAATTTGAATAGATATTATATAAAATTTTTGAGCATCTTGTCAAGATTTATTTTTTAGATGCTCTTTAAGTTTACACCATATTTCTCTAGGTGAGAGAGTTTACCTAGGTCATACGCTGTAGAGCTTGCAAAGAAGCCACCTGCTGATACGCCTGGGAACATAGAATCTTCACTATCTGTATCTTCTGAAATATGTATGTCGTAGCACTTGCAAGCATACCTTGTTTCATAGTCAGTGTTAGTGAGACCTTTTTTAGACTGAACATAAGTAGGACTTAGTTCATTCATAATAGTACCTGCACGATGGTATCGAGCAGACCATACTATTTCTCCTACTTCAAAAGAGTCGGAAACACACTCATCTGGAAGATAGTCTACTTCTCCTGCTTGCTCTTTTGAAGTAAGTCTTTGAGGCACTCCTACGCGCTCAATAAGATTTTTTACGAACGAAGGAGAGCGGTAAAGACTTTTTGCTATATCAGATATAGTCATACCTTGAAGATACCCCATAACTGCTTCGCTAATTTCGGTATTACTAGCGGCCTTACCTCGATTCATTGACTTACGTTTAGAAACATAAGCTGCTGTTTCTAAGTAGTCTTCAATGATTTTATCTAGTCTCGTAGTGTTATACGAGATATTGAGCATATCACATGCCGCTTTTTTAGTAATTGCTGAAGTCGACGAATCCTCTTGTGGGTTCAGCATCAAATATACTTTTTTGACGTTCGACTGACTCAGATTCTCGTAGTCTTTCTTCTTTACTCCGCGCCTCAAGTTTTGCCTCCAGTTTGAATAATAAACAACATATTGCATGTGCTTCGTGATAGCACTCTGTTTCTGGGTCTAGGTCTTCGCCATCCATAATTGCAAAGATATGGCGTAGAGCCGCGCCAGTGTATCTATTCTGTAAGTTAGCTAGCTTCTTCCAATTATCTTCATCGTACTTCTGAGCGCCAAAAGTCAATACTTTTGCTACTTCTTGGGTTGATTTTGGAGGAAGTAGGTACATGCGGGGCTTTTCGCCATCATACTTCTTGCCTTCACTCATAGTTTTTATCTCCGAATAGCCAGGCATACAACTCTACTTCAGAAACTAGACCGTCGTAATCCTCAGTTTCTCCAAGAAATTCTGCTATTTCACACACTATGTCTAGTGCTACATCGTGATCTTCTGAGAGCTGCTTCATATGCTCTATTCTTTTTTCGCTAATCATCTTCGATTACCATCCAAGTTATGAATATACCGCTGCCCATAAGAGCGCAGAATATTAATAATAAACTTTCCACTGATTTCTCCAATAAAAAGATATTATACTAAATTTAAATGAATTCGTCAAGAGATAAATTCAGTTACCATAGGAAATATACTCTTTATTTCTTCTGCACAGGCTAGTGCAATTTCTCGATGTTCCTTCTGCGTTTCGACCCCACTACGAATTTCAATGTAGTGAAGCCAGCTACGCAAAGTCCCGTTCATATACATACGCGTAGGCGTGCAACCCTCTGGAAGGACTGCTCGCGCTTGCTCTTTCGCTATACCAGATTTGAGGGCATACTCATAAGCCATCCTAGCGGCTGAGATTACATTGCGCTGAGAGTTCTCCCAAAACGCTGCAATGTGTGCGTTATCGCACTCTATACTATTCTGGCGATTCTCTGTATCCTGCATACGAGCTTCTCGCAATACAAAGTCTGCTAGGTCTCCTGGCTCTGCGTAGCGTTGGCTAAACTCTTGAAAAGAGAAGCTACGGTGACGCAGTATCTGCTTTGAGATGTCTCGTGTAGTTTCAATCTCGATACATACAGATGCCATTTCAAAGGGAGACCAGTGTTTATGCTTTACTAGATATCGAACTAATTTCTCCGCAGTGAGAGAATTGTTCTGGTTACTAGGGTTTGATACTCTGGCGATATAGGCAATATCTTCTAAAAGATTATTGTCACTAGAACCCTTTGAGTAACTTATTAACTTAACTTTCATCGTGTAATCCTTTTCTCATAGTCTGCATAGTCTTCACTCCACCAAGGAGGTTTTTCACGATACTTCCACTCTGCAAAGGTAGCTTTGTCTAGATGATAGTAGTCGCGATAAGACTGTATAGGGTTATCATAATCTTTTAGATCGTCTGGCATTGCCAAACCAAAGGTAGTGAAACCTTTGCGAGGCATATTCTTCGGAGCAGGTAGTTTATTTACTACTTCTACGATTGATTTATGCTGCTTACCATAACGATAATAGTATTCGTCATTCAAAGCATTACCATAACAATGCGTCCACTCAAAGTTATCTAAGGACGAACGCACCCATATAGTACAAGGATGATTGTACATCATGGGCAGATAAGGTGTTAGAGGCCTTTCTTCTAGAGGTAAATGCTTTATATCTTTTTTAAGCGCATTCAAATGATCACGCTCATCTTTCTCAAGAGCACGAGGTACAAAGCCTAAATGCTCGTCTATCCAGATAGCAGTACACATTAGCTGTGCTACTTCTAGGGGCATTTTTACAATATGCTTATCAACATGGTACTCAGCGCACTTGTCGAGGTCTTCGTCTAAATAAAATAAATTCAAAGGTAAATCTCCATTTCAGCATATATTATACTAAAATGGAGATGATTTGTCAAGAAACATTTTCCAGTCGTACCATAAGGCGTTCAGCACGGTTTGGTACCTGTTTGTGCCACTTGCTATCCCTACCTTCCTTAGCAGCCTCTTTCCAATCTTGTAGTAGCAAAGCTTCTCGCATTTTTTTAAACTTCTTCATGCGAGTTCGACCCATGTTAAACATCATATTAACCAGGATCTCGTGGACGTCTCTAGGCCAACTAGAGAACCTGTCTCCGTATAAAGCTTCACAATCTCCAATTGCTATACAGAGGTCTTGTTCAAAGGCTTCTCTGACTCGCTTTTCGGGTATTGAGGTTCCGAGCGGCTCCCAGTATTCTTTGTCTTCTCGAGTGATTCTATGCCCGATACCAAATGTTGGGTAACCGAGGTGATCGATATAGATGACATATTTTACTCCTTCATCAGCTTCCAACTGCTTTTGTATTCTTTCTACATTCATTTTCTACCCATAAATCCTACTGCTGCTCGTACACCAAATGATGCTGCAACAATTACGCTAAGTGTGTATTGATACCATGCTGGCATTTCTTCTAATGCTTGGAATCCCGCATGAACGTATTCTACAGTTTGAGGAAAGAAGCACAATATCATAGGAATACTAAAGAGCAAGGTTAACCACTCGTCTTTCCATGATGATCCAGAGTTAGCTGCCATGATTGATTCCCAATCTGCTTTACTCTGAGCCGCTGTTACCATTACCTGAGCTTCCGCCTCGGCTTTGGCTTTCATCTTACTGTTTTTACCTTCCAGCCAGGTTTGTCCCAACCCCGCTATAGAGCCTACTATTCCGCCCCACATATTTCTATCTCTGGTCTTTCGACGCTTGCTTTTACACTATTACTAATTCCAATAGCAAAGAAGCAAATAAGTATTGTTATAAATAACAGCTTAGGGTCTAAATTTATCACGAAGTTTATGCTCCCAATAAGCAAGAAACATACAGCCCCATACATACGCTGCAAAAATCATACTTCCTAATATAGCTAAATCAGTCAATATCTCCATAAATTTCCGCCATTACTAAATCGTTAGAGAGGAGCCGAAACTCCTCCTCTAACTCTCGACACTCTTTAGTGTTCTCTTTTTCACATTGCCTAAGTTCTTCTAGGCGTGCTCGTATTACTGCAAGTTCTTCCATGTAAACGCTCCAAAAAACATTTCATCTTCTGACATCTGACCCCAAGGTACATCTCTACTAGGGTCTGGATTCATTGGATTATCTGCTGAATTATCAAACGCTCCTTCTACAAATAGTCTTGTACCTGCAGGCAAGAATTTAGGCTCTCTCCAAGTATATGATAGCTGCCAAGCATAGTCATATCGTGGAACATCGATAAGCTCTTCTGAAGTACCGTCTGGGTAGAATGCTGTGGCTTTCATACTCTTTCCTCGAAAGTGCATATGAGGTAAGAAGGTATGAAGATTTACATCATTCTTCAACACTACTTCTGCTGTCTGTACAAAATTAGGGTCGAATGCAGGAATAGTTGTCCAATTGTTAGGGAAGATGCAAGCACAATCGCCTGCCATTCTATCTTCTGGTACTACGCCTTCATCGTGAAAGTACAAACCAATTCGTGCTTCGTCTGTTCTGGCTGTACCGTCTGGCGTGTAGTGTAACTGTAGATTTACTGTCGAACCTGCTCTTAGCAAGCCACCAGTATTTTCGTCATAGAAGTCTGGATCACCTCCAGGAACATACGCACTTACGCTCGCATAGTCCATGTTCTGCTGTTCTGCACCTTGTGTGCCTAAGATGTTGCCGTTGCGTTCACCTGGTACTGATACTGAGTTTAGCATGTGATGCATGACAGTAGGCTCTGAGGGTAGGAACTGCGAACCACGAAGCCACTTGTCTTCAGTTAGTCCCAAGTCAACGCCCACATAACGATAAGGAATTGATCTAGGCCCCATTGTACCAACAGCAGGAATCTCTTGAGGAGGTACTTCAATCACCATATCAGGCTCTCCGTGTACCCACTCTGAAGTAGAGTACACAGTCTCTGTTAGAGGATCTCGATCGCCTTCTACAGGAGCACCTGCATTGACCCACTCAACAATTGTACTCATTTCTAGATCACTGAGTGTTCTATGATTGATGATTACATCTGCATACTTGCGGTCAATCTGACCTGGGGGCATTTTTAGATTTACAACTGCTTCTTTGATTGCAGGAGCAAAAGCTTGAACCATTCTGTAATCAGTCATAGCCCACGGTGCAATACCCCCTTCACGATGACAGCTTTGGCACTGTTCAACAAAGATAGGAGCTACATTTTTTGCATAGTCTATCTCTGCTGCTTTTGCAGCAATTGTAATACCGCACAGTAGTGCTGTCCATATTGCTACAGTGCTTAACCATAACAGTTTTTTAATACTATTCATTAATCATCTCCCATAATACTTCTGGAGGCTTTCAGCTCCTTATAGCCTTCATCATCTAAATGCGTAATTGCCAGCCAAGCGTGAGTCATCTCATCGCCAGTGCGTGAGCCACCCATCACAAACATATCAGGATCTGGGTTGTTGGGGTTCG